GATCTGGGGATGCCATTAAAACCTGCTGGTTTGTTGTTGTTAAGCGATTGCCATGTTGACAACAAGTCAAAGAATCCCTCAGCAATAAATAGTTTACGCCCCTTTGGGGCTACATTCTGCCCCATTAAGTCACAACTGACGGTTACATCTCCAACAGTAGTGAAACGTCCATTGTTTTTAGGTCTGTTAGGACTATATTTGATGAAACCTACGACCTTACCTTTCTTTGTCACTGGTAGATACCAGGCATCAACCTGCTGGTCAACCTCACTATACATTTGTCTGAGGCCGAAGTGTTTAATTGTGGCTGTATCTATACCTCTATCTGGTATGGCAAACACCTCTTGAGCATTATCTAATACATATTGCACAGACTCATTGCTCCTCACTTGCTTCTTAAAATTACTCATATTCCCACCACCTTTATTATTATAATCTACAGTCATAATAGCCCTTGCCATGTTTGTACGCTGTTAGGCGCTCATACAAGCTCACTACAGGCTTATCTAGCTTGCCTGAACCATTGCATAGGGGACAAAAAACATCAGCTTGTACAGGCTCTTTGGCACCTGCCATGACAGTACACTCGCACTGGTTATTAGCTATCATTGCTCATCTCCCTATGGTCTATCTCACATTGCAAAAGGTAGATGTCTGTCTCTAGTACATGGACAGCAGCTCTAGCGAAGTTGTATTCCTCGCTCCCCACCACATTAGAGCTAATGGTTAGACACTCATTATCTAGCTCATCTTGTAGATATTCTACCTCGTTCTTTAATTCTTTAATGGTTTTCATACCTCATACCCTCGTTTGTTTAACATTAGTTTAAGTTTGTTAGCCTGGTCTAACCAAAGCTCTCGTTCTTTACCTTTCGCCTTGCTTGCATAGTGTAAGGCTGTGGTGTAGTTCTCTCTCATTTGTTTAATTGGCATGATTTAACTCATCAATGGCTTGTGTTAGTAGCTGTCTTGCTTCCTCAATGGTTAGCTCGTCATCTAGACCAACGTCTGCTAACACTGTCTCACCTGCGAAGTAGGCAAGGCCATTAGCTACTGTCTCCGCTGTTACATCAAAAGCACTGCTAGTGGTTTTGCCAAACACCTCTTCCTTGATTGTGATAAGTTCAGAGATGGCACTAAACGAGTCGTTGAAGTGCTTATCAATCCATTTGCCAGCTTCGTAATATCCTATGATATAATCATCTTCATTAAAGCAATGGTAATGAAAGTCTTCCATACTATCAACATTATCTAATGTGTCTAGTGCATGGTTTAATAGTTCCAATCTTAATTCGTTTGTAATGTTCATAATATTCTCCAAACTGTTAATGTTTATTTACTGTCTGGCTGGGAGTTTACAGAAGTGTAAACAACAAGTCAAGGTTTATTTTCTATTTATTTATATCTATTTTCTAAAACTAAATCCCTTTATAAAACAACAAGTTATAAAATGACACTTTACATACCTATTTGCTAACGCTATAATACTATATAGGTGGTTCACAACCACAAGCAAACTATCTAAACTTTCGTTAGCTCTCTACTCTACTACTTAGCTAACAAACTAGTTAATAATAGTTTAGAGAATAAGGAGAGTTTACTAGTTGTTAATGACCACCAGGTGGTCTATAAGGATATAAGTTTCCGTCAGTATCATAACAAAACAATACTCCTGATAGCTCTTGCCAGTCTCCTGTAAACTTCTTTTGTTTGGTTGTCATAGTAGTCTTAACCTTAACACTGGCTAAGCATTTGTTGATGTTATCATTGTCTTTAACTATATATGTTAACACTACTAACAAGATAACAGTCATAACTAGGTATGTATTACGCTTGCTCACGCTCACGATGCTTGCTCCTTAAGTAAGTCTATACCTGTTGACTCCTTGATGATGCTTGCCAGCTTGCCATTGTCTGAAGCTAACCCATCTTTGTAGCCATCAAGGTATAGTTCGGTGAGTAGTAGGTCTATACTATCCCTGTTTAAATCACTGCTTGCTAGTAGCTCTGCTAGTTGTTTAATGTTCATTAGTTTAGCTCCTGTAAGGCTGTATAAGCCTCGTTAGTTGTTGGTCATACATTGGTATAGGTCAAGGCAAAATAACGTCACCTTGACCCCTTGTAGGCTGTTTAACCTAGTAATACAACCTCGCTCTCTCTATTCTCTTCAATCATATCAAGCAAGCCCTTGACACACTCAGTGAGACTAGCGGAGGTAACAGTTAAACAGTCATAATTATCATCACTAGTCCCTACCCAAATGCCTTGTACTCTTGTGAAGCTCATGATTCACACCCCTTGTTAGTTGCTCTGCTTATTAATTCAACCACCACTACCGTGATGATAACCAACACTACCTGAGTTAAACTAAAATCTGGTAGTGCGCCTGTTAATGTAGCCCATGCTGAATATAACATTATCTCACCCTCTCATTGACTCAATCATCTTGTAAGTGAATATGCCTAATCCTATAGCCAATACAACTGTTAGGGCAATAAGGCTATTTTGGCCTGTGTTAAGCCAAGTCATGGCGTTAAAGAATAGTTCTGCTATGGTGTTCATTTTATAATCCCTCGATGACAGTGTCGACTGCTTCTATCATCTCTTCAGTTGACCATGCCTCGTTATCTTGTGATGTGTTGACTGCCCACCACTTGTTGATAAGACTCACATCTACCAAGCCATTGTCCACCAGGCCTTCCATGTCTTCCTCTGTTACAAACCAAAACATGTCGCTGTTATGTTGGTTTGCTATGATGTCTTTCATTGCTGCTTCTTTAATGTTCATTTGTCTTACCCCCCTCTGTTTCCGCTTCCGCTTGTGCTTGGGTTAATAATTTAATCATACTAACCCCCCTATCAAATTCTTTATTGCTCATCGGCTGGTGTAGTGAATCTATGATAGCTTGAATTGCTATGCCTATAGTATCATTGTTTTGTTCCATGGTTGAGAACAATAGATAGATAGGTAGGTTTGAATAGTCCATGTTATATCCTTGCCGCCAATGGGCGGCCTTGTTTGTTAGTTTATTAAATAAGTCTTCACTTGCTTTAGAGTTTGGTAAGACTCCTCAAAGCTTCTATCTTCTACACCATACCCAGTGTCAATCATCTGGTAGAGAGCCCAAGTGTTGGAGTCCTGGCCATCTATCTCCCAGCTCTTGCCATCACTGGTAGTGGCTGTGTATATCCTGTAGTGCTTTTTGATTAGTTTCATAATGTTTCTCTCTCCTCGTTTAAGTTGTAGCAAGTATAGCCCTATGATTCAGGATGTCAACAACTCATTGTGTTTAATTTCACTGGTCGGAGGAGTGGATATAGACACCCTTTATAGGTAATCAAAAAACATGCTTTTCTCGCCCATTCAACGAACTCACTAGCACCCCCAAACTGTAAAGGTAACAACGCAAGCACCTTTAGAGAGCCTTATAGGGGCTTTAACAGCGGAATAGTTGTTGGTATGAATGTTGCATGGGGCAATAGTATAGAGACAAACTATAATCATAGGGGCAAGATAGTCTGAATGTATGATGAGCTATAGGGATAAGGTTAGCTAGGCTAAGTATGTTTGTTAGTGGGCTTATGTGACTATGGTCACACAACTATAAATGTAAAGTACACTTGACACGTGTTACTTCCATGGGGCTAGTGTTATCTATGACCTCTTGCTACTACAAATGTAAGGGGGCTAGAATCTCTTGCCAATGTTCTCGCGGGGGACGAGAGAAAAAGGGGGGAGGGGGGGATAAGGAGTCTTGATAGGGAGGTGCAACACACCTATAATAATTTATCATAGAAAATCACTGAGGACCTTGCACTTACCATAAAGGGGGATAATGATAACTATAACTGCCATACCCACAATGGGTACCATAGTCCCCAAAGGGGGACCTATATGCTTTAACAATAAAGCACAATGGTCATTAAGGGGGTTAATGCTCTATATACAAGTCATTAGCTAGAGTATACATAGTTGTTTACTCCCTTACTATCTAAAGGAAAACATAGCTAATGGCTCCTATTCCGTATTATTGTAGGGAAACACACTGTAAGGCTCTGAGAGGCTCTGTAAGAGACGCAGAGGGTTAAGTAACCCGATGCTATGGGGTGAGGGTAGATAATGGCGTAGAGAGGCTAATAGAGGGCTTAGCGTTGATGCTTACACTTTAGAGCTTGTATCATTCTGCTTCGGTCTACCGACCTCGCACTGGACCTTCTTGGGGCTTATAAAATAATAATAAATAATTTATAAGCTAACTCATTGACAACTAAGTGGTTGAGTAAATAGTTTATAATAATATAGAAATAACACTTTACATTGGGGGTCTTTGACGCGATATTAGGTAGGGCTAAGCATTAAGTTGTTTAGTGTTGACCTTCACCTCCGGGTTCCAATTGTTAGTTTGGTGAGATGACTAACAGCTAGTAGAGCACAGATAGCTAAGCTAGTAGCGGATAAACAGAATAGGCAATAGAGTAGTTGAGAGCTAGTTAGCTTGCATACCAAATAGAAGCCACCTCAAGTGACCTAGTTAAGTCTAGGTGTTAGTCAAGAGTAAGACTTAAACATTACTTTCTGATAAAGACCTTCTCACACTAAGTTATATAGAAGATAAAGAGTAGACCTTGCACACACCTCTCTTACCCTTATATATTATCACTTAGGAACTACGGGGGTATTATATATAAATTATAGAGAACTAACTAATGAAACTAACTCTACAAGACCATCATAGAACTATAACTATAGAAGAAGAGTCTTTCTGTGATGTTCATGAGGCTCTAGAACTTTGTACTCTAGCCCTCCTGGCACAAGGCTATCACAAAGAATCTGTAGACAGAGCTGTTCTCTCTCTAGCTCTAACCATAGAAGAGGACTCTGTAGATGCTTAGCAAACCTTTCTATGACAAGACTAGCTCAGCTAAATACTTAGCTCTAACTGATGTATTTGCGGAGTCTCTAAGCAAGAGATTAGCTGAAGAAGGTCTAACTATGCAGATAAGTCCCGCTATAGATGGATTTAATTTCCATATAGGAAATGAAGTTTATTGCTTATTAAACAATGGGGTAGAGGCTATGTGGCAGAGGGTGGCATAATTATATGAAAATAACACTTTACATTGACCTCTCTTGACGCGATGTTAGTAATATGGTAAACATAGAACATAACAACATTAACAACACAGGTCTTTATGAGCAAGGAGGTTACGACCCTCTTGATGATGAGACTAGAGAGACAGGGTTTCACGATAAGTTCTTTGACTCTATAAGCCCACGACATGACATTAACTTCTTAGACATTGAGGAAACATTGGATGGTGACTTATGCTAACTAGTAGAGAGGAGAAAATAGCTAAAAGACTAGAGAGTAAGTTTTCTAATGTGAGCTTTAGTTTTAAAAGAGAAGAACCAAGCAGGACTCAAAGATTAGAGATAAGAATAACTAATAAAGAGGCAAGAAGTACAGTTAGCACTTGGATACTTTGTTCCTATTTTGATTATATAGATGATGATGATTTAGAATACCACTTAACCGATTTATCAATAGATATGGCAATAGAGTTAGGCAAAGAGGTGTTCTTACGTAGAGGGGATAAGTAATGGCCACATATACAAAGCAACCTTTGAATGTAGAAGCTAGGCAATACCTCGACTCTGCCTCTGGGTTAGACATCACTACATGGATTAATACCCTGCCTATTGACACAGGCGCACAGCGGAAGCAGTTTGCTGAGTTCGTCTTGAATATGAACGGAGAGGCTCTTGGCCTTATACAATCAGGTAATGATAAGACAGCAACTCTTAATGACTATTGCGTTCTTAATGAGGATGGGGAGTTCTCTTTCCTTTCACCTATTAGCTTTGAGAGTAAATATGCGTTCTTGGCTTAAGACACAACTAGAACATCTGAAGAAGGCTTATAAGTCTTTAACTATTTGGTGGAATGTAGCAGGCTCTGTCCTACTAGCAGCTAGTCTAGCAGACCCTATGGTCGCTTCCTACCTAACAGCACATGGTTTTGTGTGGGTTATCATCTTAGGCAATATGGCACTAAGATTTAAGACCACTAAAGCACTGAGTCATAAATAATGTTTAGTACAATAAAATCCTATGTGATAGTAGGTGTGAGTGCCTTAGTAGCTATGCTATTAGGGCTTTTACGTTATAAGAGCAAGAAGCTAGAAGAGGCTAAAGTAGTCAGTGCCTATAACAAAGCTCAAGTGAAGAGCTTAGAAGATGAGAAAGAAACCAACGAAGAGATTAGAGCGCAAGTTGCCATCGACATCTCTGAGATAGAGAAGAACTATGACAATTACACAAAAGACATTAAGCACTCTGATGGTGCTGTTCTTAGTCCCGCTATTATCAGGATGCTTCAGCGAAGCAGTAGTAAAGAGAGAGCTGATAAGACCTCCTAACGAACTACTGAGTAAATGCACCTACACGGACCTCCCAGAGGTCTACACCGATGAAGGCCTGGCACTATGGGCTTTAAGTCTTAAACAATCACTTGAAATATGCAACGCCAAGAAGAAGAACCTCCGACAATGGTACGACACAATGGCTAAGAGAAATGGAAATCAATGATAGCAGAAAGCAGCGTAGTAACCTTCTTAAAGTATTTATGGGTTGGTGTACTCATACCTGCGTTTGCTTTCCTATACCGAAAACAAGAGAAGCACGAACAAAAGACAGAAGACTGCCGAGAAGAATTAAGAAGAGAGGTCTTTACTAAAGTGGAGACTCTAGCTGAGATAGACCACCGCCTACTCCCTGTCATCATGGAGATGAAGCAGAGTAAGGAAGCTAGGGTTGAGAACACTATAGCGGTTAAAGACCTAACTACTTTGATAACTAATTTAAGAATAGACCTCGCTGAACGTAATGGCGAGTCTAAAACGAGACATAATGATTAATGGCTAGATATAATAAGACAGATGTACAAATAGGGGATAATGTCAAGAGTGATGTTAATGTCCAGCTAGGTCTTATTGAAACTGCTATAGGAGATAGTTTAAGCCGTAAAGGAGATTTACCCAATACTATGGAAGCTGATTTAGATATGAATTCTAATCAGATTCTTAACATACCAGACGCTAAGACATTACAAGAGCCTGTTAGTTATGCTCAACTTCTCTCTACTACTACACTGTTTCAGGCAGCAGATGCTAAGTTTTATGATAGTGTAGCTCTAGCCCAAGCTGATACATCACTGGTTGCAGGGGATGTCATTATCATTAAAGAAAGAGCTTCAGCTCTGTTTGATGTCATCTCTGGAACTGGTACAGCTAATACATTTGATATAGTTGCTCACGCTACACTGAGTCTGAGCTTCTCGCTGAGAGAGACTTCAGAGGTTAACATAGTAGCTTTAGGTGCAAAGCCAAACACTTCTACAGATACAGCACCAATACTACAAAGGGTTGTAGATTTAGAAACATCTTCTAGTGTCTTTTTTCCAGAAGGGGAGTATTCTTTCTTTAGCGGTGTAGTTGTTGGCAGAGCTTTAACAATTAAGGGTGCAGGTTTTGCTGGCTCTGCTGTTAATTCCTCCTCTAGTAAAAGTACAACATTTTTAGTTAAAGAGTTCTCAGGTGATTTGCTAACCTTTGACGGCTCTGCTATAGCAGGCGCAATAGTTGGTAGTGGCGGTGGAGTACAGAAACTAGCAATATTAAACAAGTTTGGTACGTCTGGCTCAGCTAACGGCTCAGCTATAGTAATAACGGGGGCTGATAGTGTAAACAGGGCAACATGGGTTAAAATAGTAGATGTAGAGATAAATAAATATACAAGCTCTTATGCTGACTTCACATATGGAGTAGACATAGACGGCACCACAGTTACAAAAGCAATTGGTGGAATAAGAGATATTTTTATCAGCAGGACAAGAATAGCCAGTGACTCTGGAGCGTCTAATGCTATAAGGGTTAGAACTGGGTTTAACATTTTCATTGACAGTGTATCGATGAACCTAGCCAATGGCTCTATATCATTGACAGGTGTATCCGCAACAGATGCTAGTGGTAGTATAAGAATATCTAACTCCTATGGAGCTGGTGTTTTTTCAGACTATGTGGATAGCGTGTACCTAACAGGTGGTAACTACACATCTTTAACAGCAACAGCTAACAGCTCAGATATAGTGTATTCACCCTCAAAGGCTGGGGTTAGCGATAATAAATCAATAGTGTCAATGGTTGCTAATAGCAGATACACTATAATGAATAATAACGGTAATACAGCCGTTGTCGGCAGAGATTTAAATGCTGGTGATAGTACGAATACAACCCAGTTAGATGTTGGAAATATCAATATTAGTCAAGGCTCTGCTGTAATAGCTTATCAAAATGCAGACCCAGTTACAGGTACACAGAACGCCTATTTCTATTTGAAAGGAAGGAATGCAGCAAACACAGGCCTTGCTAATCACGCTTATATAAGAATGAACCAAGTAGCTGGCACTGATTCAGCTCAGATGCAGTTCTATTGTGGCTCAGACAGAAGAATATATTGTTACCAGCAAGGTAATCATAATATTCAGTTAAAAGGTAGTCTACTTCCAGAAACTTCAGCAACATATAATCTAGGGAGTGCTTCGCAGAAGTGGGGGAAAGCTTTCTTGTCTATCTCAACCTTCGCTGATGATGCTTCTGCTGGAGCTGGTGGTATAGCGCAGGGGCAATTATATAAAACTGCAACTGGGCAGGTGATGATAAAGCTATGATAGGCCACTCAACATCCAACACAACAACAGGATATAAACACTAACAATGGCTAGATATACACCCACACCTATAGGCTCAGGATATAACTCAACCGCTAGTATCAATGCTGAACTAGACAAGGTTGAGGCTGCCATTGGTGATACACTAAGCCGTGTTGGTGATGCTCCTAATACTATGTCTACTGACATAGATATGAACTCTAATCAAATACTAAACCTACAACCTGCTGTAACAGGTGGAGAACCTATAACATTAAGTCAAGGGCTAGACTCTCTTAATTGGACTCTACAACAAGCAGACGCTAAGTTCTATGACACAGTGGTACTAGCTACAGTAGATACAAGCCTTGTAGCTGGTAATGTAGTTATTATTAAGGAGAGAGCTTCAGCTATATTCGATGTTATAAGTGGTACAGGGACGGCTAATGGTTTTGATATAGTTGCTCACGCAACGCTTAATTTAAGCTTCTCTCTTAGAAGAGAGAATTCACTAAATGTATTAACACTAGGTGCTGTTAGGGATGGCACCACACAAACTTCTGTAATACAGAGAGCTATAGATATACAATATGACACTGGGGGCTTATCATTAGATGGTGCTTTTGTGTACATACCTAAAGGTGTTGTAGTTGATGTAACACTACTAGCATTAAAAGATAATGTAACACTACAAGTTGATGATGGACAAACCCTCAAGGTAATAATGAATGGTCAGAATGTATCTGGAGCTGTCAACGAGCAATGGAATGTAGCTGGTTATCACCCTTCCTACAACTTAGATGCTCACGATGATTACACAGGTGTTACACTAGGTACAGGGCAAGTTCTGGGGTATAGATGTAGTTTTCTATATAGGATAAATGGGGCAGGTAACTGGCAGGTAGCACAAGACATAAATAATGTTAAAGACAAGCATTTGACCTTTTTTGCATTAAATCCTTCACAACAAGTGTTAAACCTTCACCATAATGGTAAGATAAGATATGGGAGGAGAACATCAATACAAGACTTCTCTGACCCCCCAGCTTCTCATTCTTTTAATGAGAATGTCCTTATACAGAGGGATATAGGGCAAGTTGTTACTTTCCAAATGAGGACAGTTACGGCAGGTGTATTAGATAGCGCTGCTTCAATAGGTGTTAGAAAATTGTTCCAGCTTCAAACATCTGGAGAACTCTCTGTACTAGACAACCTAGCTGCTAATTTTATATTTAGGTTTAAAGACTCAGGTACGTTTGTTTGTAAAAAAGGTGTAACAGGTAGCAGCTATACAACATCAGCAAGAAATGCTTTAACAGGGTGGGCTGCTAATGAAGTAGGCACTATGGTATTCGACTCTACTCTTGGTAAGCCTATATGGCTTAAAGCAACAACACCTGTGTGGGTGGACGCTACAGGAGCTACGGTTTAACATGGCAGACTTCTCAAGATTCTATACATCTAACGGTAGGTTCGCTTATAAGACTATGTTCTATGAGATGAGCACACCTAAGTCAAGAAAGAAGATGGAGCCTATGTTCACACTAAAGGCACATGACCACAAGGGTTATCCATCAGCCTATCTAATCTACATGGGCTCAGTGGATGAGTTTGATGCAGCTAAGAAACTAGCGCCTTCTCATAGGATATGGGAGATGATGACAGAGGCTCATTGGTTCATGCACGGAGACCCTGTAAGGTCGCATGATGGACTAGCTAGTTGGAGACAACACATGAAAGCAAGAGATGATAGCATGGCTAAAGCTCTCTTGTTAGAGAAAGTTAAAGAAGGGGATGTTACTAGTGCTAGAGCCTTGTTAGCTGAAGGTAAGAAGAAACATACAACCAAGCGTAAGAAGATAGCTAAGCAAGACAGTCCAGAGGTTACTATGATTAAAGAATTCAAACAAAGAACAGGTAAGCTATAGATGGCTGATTACAACCATACACCTATCTCGAGTGGCTATAACACAACTGCCTCTATTAACAATGAGCTACAAGCTGTAGAGACAGCGGTAGCAAGTAAGTTAGATGAGAGTGGTGGTGTTCTAGGGAGTGACTTAGATGTTAATAGCCGTAAGCTCCTTAATGTAGCAGATGGTACTAATAGTGGTGATGGAGTTAACTATGCTCAGTTAGTAGAGAAAGCTTCTATGCAGGTTGCTGATGCTAAGTTCTACGACACTGTCCTCTTAGCGCAGGCTGACACCACCTTAGTGAGTGGTGATGTGGTTATTATCAAAGAGCGCGCTAGTGCCTTGTTTGATGTTATCACAGGTACAGGCTCAGCCAATGGGTTTGACATTATCGCGCATGGTTCACTTAGTCTAAGTTTTAGCTTGAGAGTAGATGGCGCAGCCAATATTGTGGCTTTTGGGGCTGTAGAAGGTGGGGTGGTAGACATAACGCAGGCTCTTGATAGTATTATAGCTCTAACTCTAACACCAACTATTTATTTTCCAGCAGGTCAATGGCTAGTAAAAGAGTGGATAATAAGTAAGCCTTGTACTATAACAGGCGCAGGAATAGACGAGACAAAGATAATACCAAACACCTCAGTTAGTGATAGTGTTTTTGTTATAGCATCCGACAATATAACAATCACAGAACTTGGCTTCCAACAAAGAAATGCATCAGGCAGCTCTCAATCAAACATATATGGAACTTGTATCGAACTAAATGCAGTGAAAGGGAGCGCAGCTTTTACAAGGCACATGGAAGGTGTTAACATACACAAGGTTAAATTCAGAAACCTAAAAATGAATGGTATATTTATCCCACATTTACTAAGGGAGTCTTTTATAACTGAGTGCAGGTTCTTAGGGATGGGGGATGTTACTAATGACTTCAGTTGCATAAAGGCAGAAAATAGTATAGGTAACGCAAGTAATAACAATAATCTATGGATAAGAGATAATAGTTTTTACAGGTTCGAGACACCCCTTATAAATTTCAAGAAATCAACACTTATAACAAATCTTGACCAACCTCATTATTCAGATATAAAACTAGCAGGCAACCTACTGCATGGTCAGTTATTAGATGAGACTGCAGCAGTTGAAACAGTGCAAGCAGGGGCGAGCATTTGTATACTAATCGAACAAGGTACAGATGTATTCTTGTTAGACAACAAAATAACAGCGCAACACGCACAGTTCCCCGCTGTAAAAATAACTGGTGTAAAAACAACTAATAAGGCTTTCTTGTGTATTGGGAACAGGTTTTCAGTAAAAGGTACTATCGGTGGTGTTACTTACAGTAGAGCCATAGGTAATGCAACAGGGAGTGTAGTGGACATAGAGAATACAAAGTCTGTAGTATTCACAAACAATGTAGTTCAAGGGTCTACCTATAATATTGATATTGACATAAAGTCCACATCCACTGAGATGAATGCTGGAACTGTAAAAGTAACTGGTGATGGCAATACAACAGAATCAGGGGATATTCTGTTCAGCGTCCCGTCAAACTGGACAGGTATTTACCTAAGCGAAAATATAATTTATAAAAATGGGCAAACAAAGCTGCAATCAACAGGGCAGACAACACCTGCAATAGCTTTTGGTAACACCACTACAGGCTTCGATGGGACTGGTGGTGGTTTTATATCAACTGCCGTAGATGGAACACTAGTCCAGTTAGAGTATGCTGCTAGTGTAAGACCTTTCCCTTCAGGCACTAGAAGTCTAGGAACTAATAGCCAAGCATGGGGGAGCGTGAACAGCGTAGCTTATAAGGCTGGGGGTGTAGCAGGGGTAAGCGGAACATTCACAACATCCGACAGTAAGACAGTAACTGTTACTAGCGGCATTATAACAAGTATAGTATAAATGAACAAAGAACTACAAGAAATAAAAGACTCATGCGAGAATGACCTTAAGACCTTCGCTAGATGGCTTTATCCAGATAGGTACTATGGTGAGCTACATGACGATATGTTTGACTTTATACAGCATGGGGATGCAGATAGTAAGCTACTCTTAGTGAGTCGTGACCATCAGAAGTCTTTTTGTATGGCAGTGGCTACTACATGGATGATAACGGTAGACCCAAGTGTTACAATAAACTATGTAAGCTATAACTCTGACTTGGTAGAGAAGCAGTTAGGACAGATTAAGAGCGCATTAAGAAGTGAGAGACATAGAATGTTATGGCCTACTCATCTCAACTGGGTTAAAGACAGAGGAGAGTTAATCCATAGAAGCAAGAGCGGTATGTGGCAGAATGTTAAGTTTAAGATAGACCATCCTAACGCTTCTAAGACTGACCCTACCGTGAGAGCTGGTACTGTGCGAGGTACTAACACAGGTATGCACTCAATGGTTAATGTATTTGATGATGTAGTGACAGATGAAAATTGGAGAAGTGAGAGTGATAAGGCTGAGACTATAGCCTCTTATGAGAACTTCTCGAAGATTCTTAGTCCAGGTGGTAAGACTTACGCTGTAGGAACTCGCTATAGTCCAGATGACCTCTATCAGCATATCATGGAAGAAGAAGCTAGATGGGTAGAGAATGGTGAAGAGAAGAGTGAAGTGTTATGGGAAGTGTTCCAAAGGTCTGTAGAAGATAGTGTGTTAATGGATGGCAGTGGTGTATTCTCATGGCCTAGAGAACAACAGGTTGGTGGGGTATCTTACGGATTTAACCCAAGAGAACTAGCTATTAAGAAAGAGAAGCTAAGCAAGACAGGGCTCTCTAACTTCTATGCTCAATACTACAACAACCCGAATCATGAAAGCACTAACTCATTAAAGAGAGGTTTGTTTAAATACTTAAACCCTCGCCACCTAACAGAAACTAATGGTACGTGGCACTACGAAGATGAAGCATTAAGAATATATGCTTATGCTGATTTAGCTTTCACAGATAAGTCGAGCAAGCACGCTAAGAGAAGAGATTTCACAGCGGTAGTAGTAGTAGGAGTAGATTCAGAAGGTTACATCTATGTACTCGATATGGAGAGATTCCAGACAGATAAGAACCAAGTGTATTATGACAGAATTATAGAACTATACTCCCATTGGGGATTCAAGAGTATAACGGTTGAGACTAACTCAGCTGGTAAGTTCATCAAGAAGTATTTAGAAGATGAAGTGAGAAGACAAGGTGGTAGACTACGTGTCGAGGGTAAACCCCACGTAAGTCATGAAGGTAGTAAGATGGAGCGTATAGAGCAGACTCTAACTCCTCGCTATCTAAACCAAACAATATTCCACACTAAAGGTGGATATACCAAGATTTTAGAGGAAGAGCTAGTGTTAAGTAGGCCACCTCATGATGATTTAAAAGATGCTTTAGCAGGTGCAGTGAGTTTATGTACGGCTCCTCTTAAAGCTCAGAAACCTATAAACAAAAGCAACGTAGTCGCTATCAGCAGGTTTGGTGGGATGCGCAGAGGAAGACGATAGATGACAGATATAACTACAGCTTTACAAGGCTTCTCTACTGAGACAGACAAAGCAGCCTTCATCACTCATAGGTTCACTGAGTTGGACTCTATGAGAGAAGAAGCTCTAAGCCAGTGGAGTGAGATTGAAGCTTATCGCTATGCTACAGATACACATAGTTTACCAGATGGTAGTGCGTTCTCCCACAGCACTCACTTGCCTGTGGTTGCCTCCATTGCACAAGACTTAGAAGCTATTCTTAAGCAGGTTACTACACCCCATGATGACTACTTCACCTTTAAACCTATGGATTTAGAGGCAGCAAGCCTAGACCAGAGAGACAAGGTAGTAGCCTATTTAAAGAGTAGATTTATAGTTAATGGTTATGAGAAGGAACTAGGTAAACTAAGGAGTGATTTAATCACCTATGGTAATTGCTTCTCTCATACATTCTTTGTAGATGAGTCAGTTGGTGATAAGCAAGGTTACATAGGACCTACGACTAAACGTATCAGTCCTTATGATGTAGTGTTTAACCCTACGGCTTCGAGTTTTGACGATACAGCGAAGATAGTACGAGAAGTGGTAAGTCTAGGGGAGCTAAAGAAAAGAGGCACCAGCGGCCTTATAGACCCCTTAGCGGTCGAATCTATATTAGATGGTAGAGCTAACTACAAACCTACTCGCTATGGTCGTAATAAAGATGCTCAATATACCCCAGCAGGGTTTGGGAGTTATGAAGACTACATGATTAGTGGCTATATAGAACTCCTATGGTTCTATGGTTCTGTCTATGACCAAGTAGGACAAGAACTCCATGAGAACAGAGTGATAGTAGTAGCAGATAATGTCCATCTATTAATGGATGAGCCTATTGCTACCTACGATGGTAAAGCTAACATCTTCCATAGTGTATGGCAACAACAACCAGACAATCTTTATGGTCTTTCTCCGTTAGCCAACATCATTGGTATTAACTGGCAGATTAACCACAGAGAGAACGCTAAGAGTGAAGCTCTTGATAGATTGATTAAACCAGATGTAGTGCATCTAGGTGATGTAGTAGAAGTCTTTGATGATGAAACAGGACAGACTACCTACATAGCACCAGAAGGTGGTGGTGTACAAGAACTAGCAGTTAATACTCAGTTCTTTAGCTTTGACCTACAGATAGACAGATTAACCCACGCAGCGAGAGCAGCAGCACGACTACCTAGTGACCTTACAGGTTTTAGGAGTCAGGGGGAAAAGACCTTAGGCGAGGTTACAGCGCTTACTGACGGTGGTATGAGAGGTTTCATAGACAAAGCTTCAGACTTCGAGAAGACGACTTTAGAGAACCACTTGTCAGCCTCCATACAGCTTGCGAGAGATAACTTTACATTAGCCTTCACTATACCAAGTCAAGGTGATAGTGGCTTCTTACAAATGCTAGAGATTACCAAAGATGACTTAAGTGTTAATGGTATTCTCATTCCTCAAGGTGCTAGACGCTTTGCTAGGAAGAACCAGATTCTAGGTACATTGACACAGCTATCAGCTACTCCTTTAGCTCAAGTGATAGGTATGCACATTAGCGGTAAGGGGGGAAGCAAGCTAGTAGAAGAATTACTGGAAATGCATGGCTCAGGACTATTCTCAGAGTATGCACAGATTATAGAACAAGCTGAAGCACAGCAGATAGCTAACCAAGCTGAACAAGAAGTAGCTGCAGCAACAGCTCAACCAACACAAACAGAATTGTCATTAAACAGCGCAATAGACCAAGCGTCTGTGCAAACCACATCAGGAGCATAAATGGCTAAGATAGTAGTCCCACCTTTTCTACATACGGTAGATGCTGACATCAAAGTAAAGATGATTAAGCAACACAAGATATGGAAGAACTGGGACATTAATGAATTATTAGTAAAACACTTAGAGGATGCGTTAGAAAGTCTAATCCGACAAGATGAAACTGAAAGCTTCTCTTCTTACTTTGAAACGAGATGGGCTAAAGCTAAACGGCTAGGTAAGCGTGAAGCCATTAGAAACCTTCTCAAAAACCTTAAATAGGAGCAACACCAATATGAGTTTCCAAGACCAGGAAAACACCACAACCGAACAAACAACAGACCAGTTGACGTTCACAGTAGGAGATAGGACTTTTGATGCAGATTCAGCAGCAACTAAGATTGGCGCAGCTGATGAACACATTGCTAAGATTGAAGCAGAGAACGCAGCCGTGAGGGAACAAATGGCAGCACTTGAAGCTAAGGTCGCTCAAAGCACTAAGATTGATGAAGCCTTGAACCAATTGCATAGCACTGATGAAACCAAAACTACACCTGATACAAAGGGCGTTAGCGAGGAACAAATTGGGGCGATTGCTACGAAACAGATTGAAGACTACTTAGCAGCACAGCAAGTGAAAGAAGCGCAAGCTCAAGCACTAGCCTTGTCTGAGAAGACGTTTAAAGAGACTAGCGAAGCATTAGTAAGCCAGTTTGGTGATAAGACAGATGAAGTGATGAAGACTAAGGCTCAAGAAATGGGCATTACGTTTGATGAGCTAATCGGTCTAGCTAAACAACCTGCTACAGCTAAGCTACTTCTACAGAACATAGCACCTTCAATCAGTAAACAATCAGCACCTTCGGGTTCTTTTAACTCTGCCTCATTCAATGGACAGGCTGCTCCTGCTCAAGACATTGATTGGTCTAAAGGTGGAAGTAATCACATTTTCGAGGCATTACAAGCCTCTCGCTAACTTTAAAAGGTAATATACTATGGCACAAACTACGGGTAACTCCAGCAACATCACACGCCAACAGATTTATTCTGGTGGCTTAATGGAATCTTTTGATAATCACCTACTAGGTTTGATTATGATGAGTGACCAATCAGCAGCTTTCCCCGACGGTAAATAATTGCCGTCTTTAAATCTTTTCTGAATAACGTGGAAGTCTAACGACCAACACGAGGCAAGCTTAACAAATTAGACACTCTAGGAGATTAGAGATTATGGACGTAAAATATTACGCAGGTCTGTTCGATGCAGACGGGAGTTTCGGAATACAGGTCGATAAACGACAAGACGGGACTTTTAGATTATCAGCAAGAGCTTCATTAAAACAGCTAGAGTTCAGAGCTAAACCGTTAAAGGATTTAGCAGAAGAACTTAAAGGTACACTATATACAGAACTACACGAGGACAAGCCTGGATGGCGACCAACCTGCGGTTTTGTAGTTACTCATCAAAAAGCTGTAAGTCTTATGGAGAAACTAAAAAACCACTTAGTAATTAAAAGAGAAGTGGTAGATTATATTCTCACAATAAATGGGCAAGTAGTCAACAAGGAAGTGTTAAAGGCTATTAAGAAGATATTGAAAGACTTAAGATATGAAATACATACACTCAATAAGAACCACCCAAGCAGAAGATGGATGGCTGGTTATATAGACGGGGATGGATGTATACGCTCACAAGTTAGAAGGTATGGTGGACTATCTACCAAGCTAGAAGTTACAAGTTATGATAGAGATACGCAAGGTGTAGAACTATTACAAAAGGCTTTTGGTGGAAGTATAAACAAACACGGCAACAACGCAATTAGGTGGGTTGTCAACATTACTGAAAACAATGCTAACAAGATAATCGGTTATTTTCAAAAACATAGTAGTATGAAGAGAACACAATTACTCTATGTGTTGGATTATTTGAACAAAGGCAAACACCTCAAGAAACGAGGAGCTACTTTAGAGTCAAATACTAGGTTGAAAGAAACACTCCAACAACTCAAGCAGCCACAACGACTAAGTGAAAAGACACCTTCGGGTGAAGCTATAGTCTGAATAGGTGAAACTCCTATTGGGACACGTTCAATATCGACCAGATTGCTGATGCAACCTTAACCAACTACACTGAGAACGCGGCAGTAGCATACTCTGCAATTTCTTTATCACGAATCACACTAACCATTTCTGATTACAAGCAAGATGGCTTCTACGAAACTGATGCAATGAAAATGGACTCTTGGAAGTCTGACTTATTCTTTGCTAAGCGTATTAAGCGTTCTATGGTTGCCTTCGGTGAGCAATTAGAAAGTGATTTATACATTGCGGCTAACGCCTCTCAAACAGCTTCAGCTACTAACGCAATTGATGGGTTAGCTAGACGAGTTGTATTAGCAGCTGCCTACACAGCACAGGATGTATATGATGCTATCGCTGACATTAAGCTTGCTTTCGATAAGTCTAATGTTCCAGAAGTAGGGCGCATGCTAGTTGTTGACCCTAGTGTAGAACGCATCCTCAATGGCTTAGGAACTAACGCACTATTAGTATCTGACTCTCCTCGTTTTGAGGGCTTGTTAGAGAGTGGCTTTAGCTCTAAACATCACTTTGTACGAAACATCTTAGGTTTTGATGTGTTTACATCTAACTTACTTCCTGTTTCTACAGGTGCTGAAACCGTTAACGTTGTAGTAGCTGCAATTGGCTCCACTCGTAACTTCGCTTTCTCTGTTGCAGATGATGACTCTAAGGCAATGATGGGTGTTATCCGTCAGAAGCCTACCCCTGAGTTCTTCCGTAACACAGAGAATAAGCGTGACCAGTGGTCTGCTACAGCTCGTTATGGCTTCGCGGCTTACCGCCCTGAAAGCTTGTACGTTCTAATCACTAATCCATAGAGATTAGGTAATTGATAGGGGAGTGAAAGCTCCCCTTTCTTCAACAAACAAAGGTTATACAATGGCACTATATACACTACTAGACATCGTAAATTACTATGCCGATGCGACTGATGGATTCAGAGTCTCTACTATAGATGATGGCTTAGAGAGTCAGCAAGTAGCGGCTATAGCTGAAAAAGTATTCCATGATATAAACAACGACATCTTTGAGAATAGTCTCAGTGAGAGACTCATACAGCTAGAGAGCTTAGCAGACTCAAACAAACCAAATTACTTAAAGCTTCCTACTACGGTTTCAAGACCTAAAGAGGGAGTGGTGATGTACAACAAGGCGACTGGAAGCGAGGTTCTAAACCTTCAACCTATCTACTGGAAAGACCCTGTAGACTTCTTAATTGATATAGGCTCAGTTGATAGTGATGTACCTAACACACAAACCATCACAGACTTTGGTGGTTATAAATACAACATTAAAGACAACAAGCAACCAAGCTGTTACACAAGCTTTGACGATGAACACCTAGTGTTTGATAGCTATGATAAGAATGAAGACAGTGTATTACAGAGTTCTAAGTCTGGTATAGTTGTGTCAATACAGCGTATCTTTAGTAGAACAGATGCTTATGTTATAGACTTCCCTGAGTGGTTTCACTCAACTTATTTGAACAATGTTATAGCAGAAGCAAGTGCTATGCTGAGAGAAGAACCCATCCCTACAGTTGCAAGAATGGCTAGGATAGGTATTATACAAGCAAGAAACAAACAACGAATTGGTAAAAAACACACTACGAGGAAATACGGACGATGAGTAATATTACATATAAGCCAGGCAATGCACAAGAGCTACAAGTTATTGCTAAGACCCCAGCGGGTAAAGAGATTGGTATCAGAGTTAAAGAAGGTGAGGCTGGTTGGTCTATTGCCTACACCTCTGGTGGCGAGCTTCCTGCTAAACTACAAGGTCGCTACACGCGTAACACCTATGCTGTCACTGCTATCCACTCTTACATTGCCGAGATGGAAGCTGCGGTGAAAGAGATTAAAGCTAAATCTACTAAGGTTAAAGGTAAGAAATAACGTGGGCTTGGCGAGAGGCGACAAGGAGCAAGTATTACCCTTTAAGGGGTTAAATACTGAATCTAACCTACTCCATTTCCCTCAAGAGTTTAGTCCTGACCTATTAAACATGGAAGCAGGCTACACCCCCAATATGGTTAGACCTCGTAAGGGTGTATCTATAAGCGGGCTTGAGAGATTAGCTGACACAAGACCTGTTAATGACCATGATGTTGCTATCAGCAGCTTCTTATGGGAAAGTGTAGACAGTGACCCAGATAAGAACTTTATTTGTGTGCAGGTAGGGAGATACCTTTACTTCTTTGATGATGGTGGTATCCTTGACCCTACTACTAATGTACACAGTGAGAGAGTTGATTTAAATGACCTTCTCAGTGGTACATCACTAGGAACTCTTGCTAACCTAGAGAAGACAAGATTAAACTATACTAATGTGAAGGGGAAACTGCTAATCGCTAGTAGGATTATAGACCCAACATTAATACAATATGATGCTACTACAGTGGCAATATCTATCTCTAAGCTTGCTTTAAAAATGAGAGATATACTTGGTGTGTCTGACGGGTTGGAGATTGATGAAAGACCTGCCGCCTTAACAGACGACCATAAATACAACCTTCTAAATCAAGGTTGGTACAAACAAAGAAGACTTACATCAGGCAGTGGTACTCAGAGTGACCCTATTGTTCAGTACAATACAATCAATGGTGAATACCCTGCTAACTCAGATATTGTGTGGGTAGGCATGGTGGACTCAGCAGGGGACTTAATCTTTGATGCTGAATGGCTAAGAGACCAAACCTTTGGCTCAACCCCAGCCCCTAAAGGGCACTATGTTGTTGATATATTTAATATAGACAGAGGAGCTGTTATTACCACTCCAACAAGCAGTGGTAACACAAGCAGTGGTAGTGCGCCTAGTGGTGGTTCAGGGAGTGGACCTATAGGAAGTATTTACCCTCCAGCTATAATTTTACCTTAGGAATATAAATGGCTTTAACTACACCAATTGAATCATTAGACGACAGACCCTCTTGCTGTGAGTATGCAACAGGGAGAGTCTTCTATGGTTTCAGAAATAACATCTACTACTCTCAAGTTATGGAAGCAGAGTCAATAGATAAGCTTAGTAAGTGCTACCAAGCTAACGACCCTACAGCTGAGCAGCTGAGTGATGTCTTAGCAACAGATGGTGGGACTATACAAGTGAATGATGCTAATAGTATAGTCCAGATAAAGAACTTTAAGAATGGTGTTCTAATCTATGCGCTTAACGGTGTGTGGTATTTAAGTGGCCCAGACACAGGCTTTACAGCTACTAACTTTAGCTTAACTCAAGTGAACAGCAGTGGATGTATATCCCCTCAGAGTGTTGTAGTGGTTGAGGATGCTCACTACTATTGGAGTAATGAAGGCTTGTTTAGTGTGGGAGTCAATAAGTTTGGGAGTGCTGAATCTATTAATATCATAGAAGGAACTACTCAAAGCTTCTACTCAGCTATCCCCATGACTTCTAAGAAAAGAAGCTATGGTGTTTACAACAGGATTAGAAAGCAGGTGGAATGGCACTATTCCTCAACTGACCAGACTGGAGCAACTGATTATAGGGAAGCTAAAGACCTCTCTCTTATATTAGACCTAAGAACTGGTGGGGTGTGGCCTCAATCATACAATAGAACCAAACAAGAAGCAGCAGGCCAGTTCATAGCTTGTCCTGTTAATACAACACAAGCAACAGAAAGTCAAGACTCAGTAGTAGTGGTTATAGATGCAGGCACAGTGACTACTACTCAAGATTATTCAATAGACTTTGGGCTTAAAACAGACACAAGCTTTCAAGACTTTAGTACAAACTACACAACAGCTTATATAGAGACTGGCTATGAGACTCTTGATAAACCTAGTAATAAGAAAGTAGCTCCTTACATAACAACCCACTTCTCGCAAACAGAGCAGAATTGGATTAATGATGGCTCAGGTGGTCTTACTTTAGACTTCAAGAGTGGTTGCCAGATGAGGGCTAAATGGGATTGGAATGATAGTTCTACCAATGGGAGATGGAGTCCAGCTCAACAAGCCTACAAGTTCAGACGAGTTAATGTACCAGCTGCGGCAGGTGCTTTCGATAGTGGGGAAACAGTTATCACTACTAAGAGTAAGATGTTAGGCAGAGGTAATGCCTTGTCTATAAGATTTGAACAAGAAGCTAATAAGGATATGAAGCTCTTAGGTTACACAGTTCAGTATAATGTTAAAGGAAGAATGTAATGCCTTGCCAGTCAGTTGACGTTGACACTTTGATAGCTAACTCTCATCTTATTAAAGATACATGGGATGAAGTAGACCAACGCAAAGAAGCAGGGATGAAGCTAGACCCTGATTGGGACTTAATGAAAGTGTTAGAGTCTATGGGTAATCTCAAGTGTTATTTGTTTGGTGACTATGGCTATGCTATATTTGTTCTATCCCCAGACTTGCACAGGAAAGATAAGACTATAGCGGTAAGCAGCGTTATGTACTTAGATAAAGAACACAGGGGCGAGTTGGAAAGCTTGCTCCCTACCATTGAGAAAGAACTAAAAGATTGTGGAGCTGATATGATAAGTCTAATAGTAAAGACTAGAGAACAAGGTAAGCTGTATGATTACAAACTATATGAAAAAATTTACCAGAGGTTTATATAATGGCAACAGCAGTTGTAGTGGCTATAGCAGCAGTGGCTTCAATCAGTGAGAGCCGTAAAGCGAGAAAGGCTAGCAGACGAGCTAGAAAAGTAGATGAGCGTAGAGGTCGTTTACAAGCTGGTAGACAGGCTATAGATGGTGTTAGACAGGCTCAAATAGCTAGGGCACAGATAGCTCAAGGTGCAGTTAATAGTGGCGTGGGAGGCAGCTCAGCGAGTCTGGGGGCGCAAGGTGCTGTACAGAGTCAAGCTGGTGGTAACATAGGCTTCGCTCAACAAGTGTTTAACCTACAGCAAAGTAGGAATAGACTTATCAATAGTGCAGCTATGCACACCTTCAATAGCAATGCTTTCGCGACTATAGGCTCAGCAGCAGCAGGGTTTGTACAAGCAGGGCAAGGCAAGAGGGCAGATGGCGGGGCACCAGTGACAGACTTATCAACATCGGCAGGCGGTTAAATGGAAGATTTAATACAGAACACAGCAGAGACAGACCTGTTTGATGAGCCTCCTGTAGCACAAAACACTCCTAAGGCGGAGGATGTTACTGCGGCAGCTCTCAATCAAGGGATGAAGCTAGACGCTCCTGAGACTAAAGCCACTATAGAGCAAGCTAAAGAAAGTCAGAAGATAGGGGATAATAGCTTTGTTCAGCAAGCTAAAGTAGCTGTGGATAGTGCTGGCAAGCAACAGATTATAGACAAGCATCTAGGCCAGCCTAGTGTTGACCTTGTGGCTTTGGATAAAGAACTAAGCTCTCGCCAAGTTAAGCCTGAAGAATGGATAGCAGCAGCAGCTACTAAACATGCACTAGGTTCTCAAGAGATAGTGGCTGATTCACAAGAGCAGTTTGACAGGGCGGATGCTTTGTTTAAAAGCTCTAGCGCTTATGTGGCTAAACAACAAGCTCTCAATGCTTTACAAGAAGAGGTTATTAAACTAGAAGATGAACAACCTACATTGGATTGGTGGATAGACTTTGCTAGTGCTATAGTTGAGCCAGGCCAGCTTAATGCTCTCTTGGCTAATACAGCAGCAGAGTTCACAGGGGATGCTAATCTAGCTGGTTATGCCCTGCCTACAGTTTCAGTTAATGCTATTATAGATAGAATAAACTCTTTCCCTATAGAGGGGCAAGCAGATGAGATAATGAGGTTCATGGATTTAGCAGCTAGAAAGAACTCTCAACTAGGGCAGAGTGCTAACAGGCAAGCTAATACATTCCTTGTCAATACTATAGTTAATTCTATTAAAGAGAACAGGCTTAATGAAGGCATCGGTGGTATCAAGAACCCCTCTGATTTAGGTCTAGATATATTAGGCACAATTGATATATTTGGTGTTATTAAGGCACTTAAAACACTAGGCTCAAAAGCTCCTAAACTTATAGACAAGTTAGTTGGTGGAGTGTTTAAGAAGAAAGCTAAGACAGCAGCAGTTAGAAACAAAGTGGTGATAAACCCTAACCTAGACCTTGTAGAGAACAGGGGAGCGCTGGGTGATGCTTTAGAGAAAGCTAAGCCTGGCACTATAGAACAACAAATGAAAGCAGCTAGGGATAAAGTAGAAGCTGAAGCAGCTGATAAGTTACAGAGTGGTAGTAGAACAGGTGTTGATAAGGACGTACAAGACGCTCTACAAGCAGAAGTAGATAAGACATTAGATGAGCTAGGGTTAACTCCTAAAGGCTTACAGCAGCGCTCACAGCCTAATGTGACAGGTGCTTTAGATGATGTTAGCTTACCTCCTTCAGCTACTAACCCTTTACTTAAAGACCTATGGGAGTTGTTTGATAATAGTAATGATAAGATATTACTAGGTAATGCTACCAACAGAGAAAAGATATTTGATGAGTTTCATAACACAATTAAAGAAAGCTTTGAGGGTCATCCTCATAAGTCTAGGTCATTCACAGAAGAACCAGTGAAAGGTGACACACTTAGCTTAGGTACTTCTGTTACTAGGTTTGGTAAGAACCCACAAGATGCTTATAAGAGTCAGGCAGGAGCTACAAGATTAAACGATAAACTTAAAGCACAAGGTGAATCAGCTTCTGTCATACAAGGTGAAGATGGTAAGTTCTGGGTTGAAGTTAGAAGACGACACGTTATAGATGAAAAAGATGCGGGTGTGTTTAGTAACATCACAGGGCAGAGACTCACAGCTAAGCTAGGCTCATGGAAGAACTTTATCTCTGGTTGGTCTAAACTAACTAAAGGTGTTATGGACGGGATGAACCCTCAAGCTATGACATCATGGGCAAGGGATTTAGACGCAGCTGTAGGGAGAGAACTTTCTAAAGTGGCAGACCCTTTCTTTAAACTACAGCGAGGGGATAAGCTTCAATACAAAGAGGCTGTTAAAGCATTAAGGTCTGGTGAAGCTAACAAGACCATATACACAAGAAGTGAGCTGAGAGAGTTACAACCTAACATGACAGACGAAGCCTTTGTTGCATACAACTCCTATTTAAGTGCAGCACAAGGGATGAGGGTAGCAAGAGCTATGGTTAAACGTAGGGCTTTAGCTAAGGCTGGTAGAAAGGAAATAGTTATAGGTGATGAGACTATACACGGTACGGTTCTTAAAGAGCCACCTGTCATAGCAGAGAGAGTTTTATCTAAAGATGGTAGTCATGTTGCAGAGGAAGGGGCAGATAGAATTATATCTGGCACACAAGTGTATGACCCTCTAAAAGGAGAAGCTGCAACTGTGACAGATGCCTTCTTAGAAGACTTGTACAAGAATGGTGGTGTAATCATCAAGACTCATGGTAACTACATGGCTGGTGATACTGGTGGTTACTCTCATATAGTAGCTAATAGTAAGAAAGCATTTGAAGTGAGTGAATTACCTGTACTACCTGGCTTTGGGAGAGAGGGGTATGCTACCCAGAGATTCTATGAAGATGCAAGCTTTGTTGTTAAAGCTAGAACAGAAAGAACTATCAATGGAGTTAAAGGTTTTGTTAATGAAGGTGTTGGTATAGCTAAGACTAAAGATGAGGCTAACAGACTCCTTAAAGCATTAGAGGAAGAGCATCCAGATACTAAGTTTCGTGTTGACCAGAGTAGAGAGTTAAACTACCAACTAGGTGAATCAGCTGAGTCTGGGGGGGCTAATGGTCCAACATGGGCTAGACGAAGAAAGGATGAGCTGCTACGAGCTGTTGATAGAAACAACCAACTCATTGATGCACCAACTAAAGGCTTTGCTGAGAGTTTTGGAAGAGGTATAGCTGATACATCTAGTATTAAACTACAAGAGACTTCTGGTATACTTAAACAAAGATGGATGAACCAGTTTGGTAATCTACTCAAAGGTGAAGCTAAGAAGAATGGGTTCCCTAAAGAGTTTAGTAATGAAATGCTAGACCACGCTAAGATAAGAGAGATGGGTGTTGAGCCTAATGATGTTCTACAAGATGCTAGACTTCTACACTACAACATTAACTCTATGGAGCAAGAGACTACATTAGGAATTGTTAAGCGTAAGAGAGCTTTCATGGCAGGTATGGCTAGAGCTGCTGGGGCTAGTGATAGCTTCGCAGGGAGAATGGCACACAAGGCTATTACTAAAGCTAATGAGCTTAATCCTTTCATGGCAGCAAGACACATAACTGCGGTAGCTAACATTGGCTTGTCTCTGTACCAACTCCCGCAGAACATACTATCTGCTATGTCACTAATAGCTATACAAGGTGGGAGAAGTGTTAGCTCAATCATTGATGCTACTCACTTAGTTAGAGGGCTATCAACTCAAGGTACAGCAGCAGAACTAGCAGCTATTAAGGCTCTATCTTCTCGATTAAGTATAGACCTTAAGACAGCTAAGAAGTATATAAGAAACTACAAGACATCGGGGATAGCTGGCTCAGCCAGTGATGTGGACAACGTAGTGAGCTATGCTGTACTAGGCGAGAAAGGTGTTACAGGTAGTGCTGGAGCAGCTCTTAAGCGAGGGCTCAACAAGGTTACAGGTGTTGTAGGTAAGTCTATTGATGTTACTAACTTTGGTTTCTACTCAGCAGCTTTCAGGAAGACTCAGAAAGAATGGACTACATTAGGAAAGAAGATAGGGACAGATGATTTCTTTGCTGAGGTCAATAGAAATACAAGACGTATGGGGCAGAACCAGAACAGAAGTGACCTGATAGGCATTGAAAGACAGAACAACCCTGCTGTATTTGCTATGCAGTTTGCTCAACATCTACTAAGACTAGGTGATGATATGGTAGATGTAGTTAGAAAAGCAGGTGGTTCTAAAGTGGACAGTGCTTTTGTATCAACACAAGGAGAGGCTATAAGTGCGCTAGTACGCTACTTCGCTATCTTCGGTGCTGCTGGGATAGGTCATACAGGTGTTGAGATACTAAACTCCTCAGCCGCTGATAATGTAGTTCCAGATTGGATTGTTAATCCTAATACTAAGAGTGAGAAATTAATCTCTGACTTCGTTAACGGGGGCATTCTTGATGTTCTAATTAACCTACCAACTAAGGATAGTGAGCTATCTGTAGCAGCGGGGGTTAGTCCAGGTGGCTCTGTAGACCTCTTAATGGATAAGGTGGATGGTGTTAGGTTAATGATGGCTAAAGGAGCTATGGACACAGATGTAGCTGACTTACTCTTTGGTGCTACAGCAACTACCTTCTCGAACATAGGTAGAAACTTTGCAGGGCTTATGTCTCTACAAACTAAATCTCTTGATGATATGACTCCAGAAGAATTATCAAGTGCTGTAGGGGACTTTGCTTTAGAGTTTGGCAAGGCTGTAGGAAGAACTGCTAAGACCTTCACAGATGTTGAGATTGCTATTATGGAAGCTAACCTCAAGAAGTCTATTAGTAAATCCTCTGGTAAGACAGGTGTTGATAAGACTTTGTTTGAAGCTGTTGGGCAAGCCTTTGGATTTAAGTCTCGTGGGGAGATTATACAGGGCAGAGAGAAGTTTGAGAACTATGTTGAGAAAGAGCACTTTGCTAAGATTAGTGGTGTGTTCACTAACTTAGTTAGGCAAACTTACATGAGAGATATTGAACCAGGTAATCAGGAGTCCTACCAGAAGTGGGCTAAGAGAATGGAAAGACGTGCTACTATCCTTATGGCAGGCGCCAGACCAGACCAAGAGAAGAAGCTTAAGTCTAAGATATATGCACAATGGCTAAGCAGCTTAGATACAGATAAAGAATTAACTGATAGAATTCAGTCACTACAACAAAGAGGATTAACCCCTCAAGAGTTGTTTGCTAAGTTAGCGAGGGACCCCTCATTAACACAAGATAAACTAGATTACGTGAGATTTATGTTAGAGTCAATTAAACAAGTGAAAGAACAAAACGGAGCAGAGTTATAATGGCAACATTTAATACAGGTATAGACACTAGCGGCAGTAATGCTCCTGCGGTAGCTGCACCAGACTTTAGTCAGAGTCAATCCACTGTAGGTGATATAGCTGTCTTAGCTAAGTTTGGAGCAGGACTCTTAGCTAACCAACAGAAGCAAGCAGCTACAGAAGCTAAGGCTAAGCACTCTGAGAACATAGCGGCAACTGCATTAAAGGTTAACGCTAAACAACTGGAACTACAAAACCAGCGGGCCAGTGCTTTTGAGATTAGTAAACAAACTGGGGACATGATAAAGTCTCTCCCAGCAGCAGACCAATTAGCTGTTAGAACAGCGGCTAACAAACTTAATGATGTTGTAGATAAGCAATTAAACGATGAAATAGCAAGGAAGAAAGCTCAAGACGCGGCAGACCAAGCTGAATCTATTAAGTTCTTAGGTGTTGATTTCGATAAGACAAACCGACATCAGAAAGAAACCATAGAGCTGATGGCAAGTAAAGAAGCTAAAAGGAATGAAGAGATTAAACAACTCGACCTTGAAGCTAAGCAAGCCACTAGTATAACCACTAAAGCAAGCTTAAGGTCTAAAGCTATAACTGGGGAATTGTTTGGCAGAGTGTCTGAGGTTTTAACTAAAGATATTTACCACCTAAGGCAACGGCTGGGGAACGGGGAGATAGATGAGAAGCAGTTCCAGAGTGAACTAACTGTTAAAATGGATAGAGGGTTAATAGAGTTAAACAGTGGGATACAGAAACTAGTGGAGTCAGAAGACCCATTAGTAGCTAGTGATGTGGTTAATAGAACACAGACTATCATACAGAATTACCAATCGTTAGTTAAAGGCTATAGTGATTCAGCCGCAGGAACACCTAGAGCTAAGGCTCAACAGGCTGTGGTAGAGGCTAATGAAATAGCCGTTAAATTAAAGCTGAGTGAACACCCTGATACTAACACACTCATGGTGCTTGCTAAAGCAGGTGTAATAGACCCTAATGCCTTTACTAAGAGTATTGATTTTATAGGTAATGGTTTGTTTGAGAGGGCTACAAAACACGTTGTTAAGCTACTTGGTGATTCAGTTAGTGAGGCGCAAGCAGAAGATATCGCTAAGAAACAAACCGAACTCTCTATTCCCCATAAAGACTCTAAGCATGGGTATGTAAGTCAAGTGTTTGCGCTTGCCTCCACTAGTAAGCCAGGTAGTAAAGAGGATGACGCAGAGGTTAAAGCCTTAGCAGAAACTAACGCTGCTGTGCAGAATGGCATTACAGCAGACTTAAAGAGTGGAGCTATTAAGGACCCAACAGGACAGGTTAAAGAAGTTAATGACAGTGATGCACTTAAGTCTCATGCTTACATGGGGGATAACCCTTCTAAGCACCAGTTTGGTGATGAAGTGTTCAAAGGAGTTATTAATATAGGTGAAGGGTTTGATAAACTATCATCAGTGAATAAGGTTAAAGCAGCTCAAACCACTTCTAAATACTTAGCTAACTTTGTAGGGGATAATAACAATGGTAAGTTCATCCCTTCCCTTAATGCCTCTTATGCGAAGATAGCACCTAAGGGTGTTAACCTCTATACAGCTGGCATAGACCCACACACAGGCGGTATTAAGATAGTTCTAGCGAGTGATGCAGAGATAGATGCAGCAGTGAACACCAAGAGTCTAGGTCAGTTTGACCTTAACTTTAATGGTGAGAGTAATAGAATTAAACTAAAGAGAGACTTAGCTAAGTGGGCTTCAGCTGTAGAGAACAATAAGAAGTTAAACTCTCTTATTAATGTTACAGCTAAGACAACAGGTGTTGCTAAAGAAGTGGTTGTTAGACAACTACTACTACAAATGGGTAGCTCTGGCATCCCTATAGATGAGAGTGTCACTGTAGCTCCTGCTGAAACACCAAAACCTAAAGATAGTAAGACACAAAAACCTAAGTCTAATAACACCATAACACCTGCTGAGAACGCTTCCATAGATGCTCAGATACAGGCTCTAAGTAATGCAGAGTTTAAAGCTTTCATTGATGTTGACCCTCGTACTCAAGAGGTGCTTTCTAAGCTACCAAAGAGCTCACAGGAGAACTTTAAATCATTACCTAGAGAGAAACAACAGAGGATAATTTCTATGTCCCCTGAGGCCATACAGGACCTTGCAGCCACCTTCGCTCCAGTGGGTGGGTAGTGAACACATCTATACTAAAAGCTAAGAAGA